CGACTGGTTCCGCGACTGGTTCCGCGACTGGTTCCGCGACTGGTTCCACAATTACTTGGGTATTAAGTTCTCCAGTTTCGGTATTTTCAATAATATTTACACCATCGTTTAAACCAGATTCCAAATCCGATTTAGCTAAATCTTCCGGACCAATTCCAAAATTGAGAGTACAATTATTTTCTGCTGTATCGCTCATATTGTATAATTTTTATTTAGAATATAATTCTACTATAATATCATATATACAAAAAACCTTATATTACTATAGTATATAAGTATGTCAAATATAGATAGTACAGCTAGATTAGAATTGAACGAACGTAGATATATTTCGTGGAAAGGAAAAACACTTAATCAAATTACCTCTACATTGAAAAAAAATACATATGCACTAAATCAAAGCGACAAAACAAATATATTCAAAGCAACCCCAGTTAAGCTATATCGTAAAGAAATTGCCTCAAAAACTATAACATCAGGTAATCCACGTGTTTCGTCTAGTATACAAGATTTCGAAACACCCAATGGCTATTCCATCGTTTCATCTGTTTTAACCCCAGCAGGAAAATGTACATCTTTAGCAAATACTACAGATCCTACCATACTTAATAGTAAATATGATCAAGGTGGAGCTATACAATTATCTACTAATCCTAAATTGTGTTTTTCTCAAGCAGATAACGCTAGACGTAGATGCAGAAGCGGTGGCTCAGCAATTAAACAATACGACATAACTAATCACAAAAAGAACTATTACACTTCTAGCAAACAATATTTGTATGATAGAAACCAAACATTTGACCAAAATCAATTCAAGTATGCAGTCGCTGATAAATCTGATTGTGCAGCACCTACTGTAAAGTTTAGTAATAATAGGTTTAAAATACAAGGAGGCGTGAGTTCGAGCGACCTTATTGCGCGTGTGCGATATGAAGAAATAACTAATGCCGCCGCGAACACTAAAAACGCATATGGTGCCGACGCAGCAAATGCTCTTGCATACGGCGTAAATGCTAATGTATACACAGAAAAAGACCGCGTAGGATATTCAATTGTACAAACACCTGTTATAAATAAAAATACTGGTGTAGTATCCAAATGTATAACTAAAAAGCTATCATATGCAACATAAACATACAACAAATCGGTATACTATTATGCTACTATTTTTGGATTATCAATTGATATATCTCGAAATAAAATATTGTATTGTATATTATGTTTTATGCACCAATACATACATTTTTGTACATTGGATTTTATAATACTTTCAATTTTTTCTTGTTTTGGCTTAGAATCCATTAATGACAATGTATAATGGATATTTTCGATTTGTTGCTGTCCAAAAATGGAGTTATATTCCTCTATTTTTGTGAGAAAATAATAAGGAATTGGATATTGAGGTAATAATCTACGTATAACAACATTGGGCGATAATTGTAATATGTGTTTAAATGTTCTGTATATAAATGGGTAAAAACTGGCATTGCCATTATACAAAAATCCTTTACAAACTACATATTTTTCCGAATTGGCAGATCGGCTAGTATTAGGTTTAGTAATATAGACTTTTTTATAGAATGAACTCAATAATGCTATCATATCTACCGTTGCTTCTGTAAAACAGTCAAATATTTTCAAAATAAAACACCCATTTATGGCTTGCATAGATAGAGCAAAACATATTTGGGCAAACAATAATCTCGTCATATTTTGCTCTTGGTTATTAAAATCCATAGAAAAATCAAATCCACCATCGGCAGTAATAAAGTTCATAGATGAACCGTATTTATCCCTGCAATATTTTAGGTTTTCAAGCGATAATAGATTACCAGTTTTATCGGCCCCGGTTTCAATATATACATTCCTGTGTTCATCTAAAAAATGATTGCTTTTTTTCCAGGCAGGTATCATATCATCATTTTTATCGTCTAGTAGAGTCATACCATAATATTTGTCTTCTTTACAATTGCGTATATATGCAATAGCTTCAATGAATCCACCAGGCCCTTCGGCTAAATGGAACGACCGTATTACTCTTTCGTTGGGTTCTAAATGTAATAACTCAATTAATTCAATCATCTTAAAGTAGGAACGGGATAGTGGTTTACATTTAGCAACACTCTTTTTTTTGGCTGGAACAGAAGAATGGATGTATTCATATGTATTTGTATATTTTTTGTACAAATCCCATTCTGCAATATGGTCTTTTATTTGCTCTTTTATGTCATACAAGTAATGTGATAACGTAGATGATAATTTAGGTATTGCCGACGGACACGAATCTTCACTGCATTCTAAATATTCATACAATTTAATATGCATTTTAGGTATTAAAAAATAAATCATTATGTTTATATGAAAAGTATGGGGTAGATACACGTAATATGAGGCTATTTTTATATTCATTATAGATAGTTGTGTTTCAATTATATAATTACTCTAATCTAAATATTCTTCTTCACTTAATTCACTAGTACAATCCAAGTAGCTTTCTTCTTGTATATCTTTTAATTCAAATGCATTTTTTATTTTAGCAGAACCCATTTTCTTGGGGTTTGTCGCCTTCTTTGGTTTATTACTATAGCCACCACCTTCTTCATCTTCGTCTTCATCCAGTTCATCTTCATCTTCGTCTTCCTCATTATCATCATCCTCGTCATCTACTACAAATCCATCTTTTACATATCCATTTTTCGTTATTTTTCCTACTTCTTCGACATAACTATCGCTATCACATTCACTATCTTCTTCAACAATATCTTCAAATCCGCCATACAGTGTTTCATATATTTTTTCCCACATATCTTCGGTTAAATCGACTATAGCCCCTTCTGACGATTTTGCAATAAGGACACAGTTTCCGAAGAATAGTGTATTATCAACCGGTGGAGGAAATTCGTATTTATTTTCATAGTTTGCTCGCCCAGTTGTTTTTCCATAAAGAGAAATAGTGTATTGTTGTTTAGCGTGTTCAACTGACCAATTAGTAAAACATTTAAACCCATCTGCGGTTTTTAATCCAGCTTTTTTATACAATTCATTTTCTACAATGGATTTAACCGACAATTGTTTGATAGTTCCTAATTTTTCAATGACAATAATGGATGGCATGGTTATTAGTTATTTTATGGACAGATAGATATATGGTTCATTTAAATATATTTATATGGTTTTGCTAAATATTTAGCATGAGGGCTAGTACAATTGCCGGGTTTACGTATTAAAAAGGAAAATGAAATATCCGGAAAATATAATTAATGTGGTGGGTTTTACAGTCAATAATTATTTCCATTATTGTTATTTTACTATTGCATTATGGATGGGATTATTTAAAAACAAACTATAGCACACATAAAACCAAGGATATTGCTAAAATACATGCCGAGAAATATGACAATATTTTGTCAGAATTATTAGAACAAAAAAATAAAAGTACTCCTGAAATACAAATTGATCCAGAAGAAATGGAAAATGATTTAGCAATATTTTTAGAACAAACGTTATCCAATACTCTACCGCCAGACTTTTCGCCCAAATTATAAATATTATTTTAGCAAAAAGATATAAACATATTTAACCATAGTATATTATTATATTGTAAGTAATACCAGACTACTATGACTACTAACGAAACAATGCTAAACTCAAAAACTGTATTATCACGTTTTCCACAATTTGAACTTTCCTATGAAACAATTTCACATAAGAAAGTTTCCGAACCATATGACATTGCTTTAGCGATTCCTATGGGTAAAAAATATTATGTGTGGTTTTCATTCGATGGTAAAAGAAATGTATGTTATTTGATGGAGATTACTCGCGATAAACGAGTAGGTGCTATTTCCGAAATACCAAAGATAGTTCATCAGTCTATGGCTTTAGGAACCGTGTTATATGGAACATTGGTTTCCATAGAAAACTCTGTTCAACAAATATTTATCATTGAAGACATTTTCTATTACAAGGGGATTTCTATAAAACATCATACATTTAGCGAAAAGTTGGGTGCTATAGATAATATGTTTTCCGGACAGTTTGTAAAAAACAACGCGACATTTGCATTTGCTTTGCCTCTTTTATGGTGCACCAATATATTCGATGACTCACAAAACAAGTTTCAAATTGAAAATTGTGGTTATGTTGTCCATCATGTGCAATATCGCAGTCTAACACAAACAATGCCATATATAAATATTTCGGCTAAACCAAAGACTGTATTTTGCGACCAATTACCCGCGACCCAAATACCGGAACCTACTTTTTACGGAATAATTCCACCGTTTTCTTATTCTAAACCGCAATACAAATATCCTACTTGTTTTGTTATCAAGGCGGATATACAGTTCGATATATATCATCTATTTGCATACGGTCAAAATAAATCGCAAGTATATTGCGGAGTGGCGGGCATTCCTAATTATGAAAAAAGCGTTTTTATGAATGGATTATTTAGGAATATACGCGAAAATCGCAATTTAGACTATATAGAAGAAAGCGATGATGAGGAAGATTTTGAAGATACACGTTTAGACAAATATGTATGTAGCGATAAAACACTGATTATGGAATGTGTATTTCATAAAAAGTTCAAAAAATGGATCCCAGTGCGGGTAGAACCTTCAGGACAACAAGTGGTACATATTAGTAAATTATAGAAGGTATTATCATGATAACAATGTTTTTCTCAAAAAAAAACAAAATTGGAAAGAGTTTCTCTCTATATAGTATACATATGCCTCTTATTCAAGCCAGTGCGTTTTCTTCTATAAATGCTCCTTCAGCGGGTGTCATACCTCAACCATATGTGAGTTCATTAAACGGTGAATCATACAAATATGCATCTAAAGGTGGTCGCCGCGCTAATAAAAAACACCAAAAACGCACTAAAAAAGCCAAACAAAATAGACGTTCTCGGAGAACTCGTTCGAATCGATAACCGTTATATTTGTATAAATAACTAAAACCCTTCAGGTATTTCTTCTAAAGCATCCAATTTGATCAAACACTTTTTTTCAGAAAGTGTCTGTTTATCATTTTCTATATCACATTCTTCGTCATTATTATCCGGTAATTCTTTAACTACTGGTTCAAATACCCGTTTCCACGTTTTGTCTGCCGACCAATCAATCGACATACCTGCATAAACCCGGCTATCTATTTGCCTTATACGATAATTACATTTTTTGTAAAACCGTTTGCGCTGAGTCCATTGATTTTGGAAAACATCGTGGCCATCTACTATATCAACTATGATAGGGTTCTCGTGTTTGACACGCAATATTCTACCCACGGATTGAACTATATCTGTTTTGGGGGTTACCATAACCAAAGTCGATAAAGTTTTTATATCAAGCGCTTCAGCAGCCATAGCATATGTTGCTAAAACCACCTGTTTGGTCTCAGTTTCTTGCAAAGCAGTCTGTTTCATCCCGCCGACGTAATATCCCACTTCGGCAATTTGTCTATATGCAATTGCGTCGTGTAAATAAGTCAACAAGGACCTATTATGTGCCAAAATCATAATTTGGTTCTCAGGATTCTCTCGTACTAAATCGCCCACCACACGAACAATAAAATCGCTTCGCGGACCAAACTCACATAATTTCGTAATCATTGTGCTATATTTAGGCGTTCCTCTCCAGTCATATTCCACTTCATTAAATTGTGGATCCGATGAGTTATACACAATTCCGCGAACACAAACCGGGTCTTCGTCTTTCCTGACTTCAGTGTATATTTTATTGCCAATAAACATATATAACACTTTAGTGAGTTTGTCTTTGCGGTCCACTGTGGCTGAAATACCGAGCATATAAGGCGTCACTATTTTCGTCAGGGTTTTAGAGAATTGTTCGCTTCCTATTCTATGTACTTCGTCTATTATAGTAAGACCGAAACTAGTAAATGTATTGCCAGGATAATCTTTGTCGTATAACGTCTGAATCATTCCTATAACAATATCCTTGTTCTCTATATCCATAACTTGGGCCTGGATTTTACCGACCCGGGCCCCGGGCAGAAACTCATTTATACGTTCAATCCACTGGTTCATCAGGAACTCTTTATGGACCAAAATGAGGGTCTTTTTATGTAATAGTGAAATGATTTTTAAACCCATAACGGTATTATGGGTAACCGTAAAGTCGCCTAAAACAAACCGGCGGTTTCCGTCGATTTCAAATCCATAATAATCGTCTTCTGGTAGTTTCGATACTTCAATGTCATATGACAAGTCATCAGTTTCATATATGGAAATATGCGAATTATTATGAAATACTACTTTGTATCCACATGACCTAGCAGTATGAACTATGTCTATATACCGGTAAGTATGGTGTCTGGTACGTTCGTCTGTATATATATAAGGGGTTTCAATAGATACATAACGGGTTCCGTGTTTTTTAATAAAATCTTGTATGTAAGTTCGGTTATTTTTGTTATTGGCATTAATGGGAACACGATATCCTCGCCATTTTTTTCCTTTATATGTCCGCAAATATTCTGAAACAGGCATATCAACGGTTATTTTTGACCCAGGTTCTCTCAAAGATAGTATATGACTAGCATTTACTATGTATGATACATCTATATTTGGAGAACTTAGGTCCCTTATTTTATACATTGTTTCCCTACCTCTGGCTAATGTCAAAACATTTCGTGGCGTAGAATCGTCTCCCATTAATACATCTCCTATAACAATGTCTTGGACCAATTTGATCGTTCCATCATACATTAAAACCGGCGTATTTTTGCCTAAACATTTCCCTCTACCACAGGGAACCTCTAATATACCTCCACCTCCTTTATGTATGGACCCATAACACAAACCCGCATCCACGTGTCTAGTATACACGCCAATAATGTTTTCCTGGTAATCGCGAATGGATTTAGAGAACTCCAATTCAATATCTAATCCGGGTTCTATGTCGGTTTTACTGGGTAGTCCATATCGGGCTTGACCATAAAACCTGGGCAAATATATTTTTTTGTCGTTTTCTCTATAGACTGGAAATGCAGTTTCTTCTGTGGAAGCTACTCCATAAGTTGCCCCGGCAACAACGGGTTTCACAAACAAGTCTTTATGAAGAAACTTGAGGTCTTCTGGATGCAAATATTCTTTAGGAATGGTATAGCCTTTTTTGCCTAAATGTGAGTTCTCTCGAATCAGAGTTCGATATTCTTCAGTTATAACAAACTCGGGGTCTTTTGTTGAGGCAACGGTCGATGTTGTGATGGCAGCCTTCTTTTTCGCGGCTGCTGCGGCGGCCATTTTACGACGAATAAACGCATTTTGTTGAGATTTCATTGTGATTCTTATTTTTGATATATGAGTTATGCTAATATTATAAACTAATTATCTTTATTACATTTAGCGTTATTGCTTTCAATTTTTCAGCAGTTTTTCAAATAAAAATATATAAATCTATGGTATAGATGAAGATACCGGAATCTCTTAAAAGTTTGTCATCAGTTGAAATTGTGTTATTTTTGGCATTTGTTCTTTATGCTGTTCTCCCAATAAATACCCCCAATTTTATGAAACCATTTATCAATTCTTCAATGGGCTTAGTGTTTTTCTTTTGCGTAACTGTCGGGTTATTTGCTTATACAAATCCAATTTTAGGGGTATTGTATATTTTGGTAGTATACGAGGCTTTACGTAGAAGCAGCGAAACATTTCATAATCCCAGAGCAATAGTATTGGAATATGAACCTTCTCAAAAAAACAGAGACTCAACTCTTAAAAAAATGAACCCGGTCCGAAATGAAAAGACTGTGGAAGAAGAAGTTATTGAAGTCCGTGCGCCTATCGATAAATCACATTCTATCGAAATTGTGCAAACTACATTCAAACCTGTTAGTAAAGAAGTCGTAGGTGCATCTACTTATTAGATATCTAATAACAAGTATTTATAGTGTTCAAAAATAATTATGTATATATGATAATACATAATTATACGAATCATCTATTTAGATTATTTATTCCGAATATTTGAACGCCATTATTATCCAAATCAAAAATATCAATCCATATATTGCTCCTATCGAAAATATAAGACTCTGTAAATGCTCTATATATCCTTTTGTTTTCTTTTCTTTTGCTACCACATCCCTATATGAGTCTACAGTTCCAGTAACTATAGATAAAATAATAAGAACCAGCAAATATGTAACTAAAAAAATACGAACGTATTTTGTATCAAATACTCCCGGTTCACCTTTTTTATACCAAAAGTTTGCAATTAAATCTTTTATAGTATCCAATGTCTTGTTCATGGTATCATCAAAATCTGCCATATCAGGTTCTTGTTTTTTTGAAAATCGATCTAATGCAATTGCAAGAGAAGACAATAATAAAAACATAATCATAAATACTCCTACCCACATTTCATTGGAATCATATTTATTTCCACCCAACAATAAAATAATTCCCAACAAAAACAACATAAACGCAATAAATCTGGTAAAAAGCGATAGTGATGTGCCTTTTGTTATAAAATTAGAAATAGTATATTTATAAAATAGCGGGGCTCCTAAATAACTTGTTACAGTTGCAACTAATATAATAATAAATGCAGTTGCTAACGCACTTTGTGCATTTAATGTATCTTTTGATCCATCGACTAAATAAGTGGCAGTATTTTCCTTTACCATAGATTCATCATTATCATCAACTAACTCGCAAGTTAAAAGATTTTTATTTAGCGCATCCACAATTTCACTATTCATTTCAGTATTTTCTTCTGTAGTAAATCCTTCTATTTTGGATGGTAATATTATTTTGTAATCATTATTAACCGGGTATATTGCAAAAAGACCTTCTGATATAGTTTCATAACTCGAAAAATCCACTTCATTTATTGCAATAGGTGATACAAATATGGCAACCGTATCAATTCCACTCTTGTATATAATCTTTTTTTGCAGTGGTTCAATGAGTTTCTGCAAATCAAAGTTCATCGTTGTATAGTGCATCGGTGGTTTTATCGAAATATTAATGATTTTATCTATATCATTTGGTTCTCTATCAACGTATCGGGTATTTTTTAAAAGAAAACACAAATATAATTTTTCGGATGTATGCACAGTAGGAACTAATTCTACAACAAGTTCGGCATCAAAATTAGCATCCATCGTAATACTGTGGGTTGCTTTAAAAATATACAAGTTTTTACATTTATATTTGCTCGTGTTTACATCTGCTATATAGGTTGCATTTGGACGCATTGTTCCACTCGGCATAAAATACGGTATTTTTATATAACCACCATTCATTTGTGTTTTTTCAAACCGATGCAAATAAATGATGGCAGTGTATAAATCCGTTATTATCGATTGTTTATCATCGTTAAATGTCTCATCATTTATTATAAAACTTTTATCTGTTATTGTATTATCCGACGACATTATATAATATATAATTATACTATATAAACATTTGTATAACCCACATATATCTAATAACGTATATAAAACTCCTAAATAGCATAGCGTGGTCTCGTATCATAATAGACGCTAAAGATAAGGAATATAAGAAAACGTCCCATTTTCGTATACAGTTGCACTAAATGTCGTTTTATATCCTTCTACGTAAACCGTATCTCCATTTTGTATTTCATTACATCCATATTCGCCAGTACAACTTTTACCATTTACACTGACAGGTAATTTGGTGCTTATATTGCTCATACCGTTTGCCATAGTATAATATTGCCATTTATCTCGACCATTCAACCATCGGCGACCCATTAGTGGCAAAATAAGTGCGTCACCTCCACCATTCATTGGCGTTAAAATCCCGATTTGTTGATAAGCCATACCACTTCCCCTAGTTTCAATATTTACCGGTATTCCACGCACATCAGACGAATCGCGCGGATGGTAATATCCATCATCTTTCAAAGGCGGGGAATATGGATCATTGAACGAATCATTGCGTCTAGTTGCTACGCTTGCTAAAGTCGGTTGTTGTATGACTACAATTTTGGCCGGGTCTGTAGAGTTTTTCGGATAATTATATTTGTGTTGTGAATAAATCATATAGACCACTAAACCTATAACTAATAATAAAATAAATAGGGTCATATTTTCGATACATATAACTCCTGGAATACACTTTTTTGCCATAACTACTATACACTAAATGTATATATTAGTGTATGAGTAATACATATTGATATCTTACTAAAAGTTTGAATCTACCTTAAGTGTTGGTGGATTAAACTTCCAATCTAAATCTGGAAATCGAGGAAATTCATCCGGACAAAATGAATAGCATCGGTCTTGAATACTATCGGAATAGTGTATCAAATGATATCCGGTATATTTTTTTACCATACAATCAATATTTTCGGCATACCCCCATAACATATTCTCAATGTATTGCAAACTAAATAGCCAGAATAAAAACTTTATGGGTGAATATAGAATTTGACCAAATACATCTAAAGAATACCATCCAAAACATTTGTTAAGATTTGTTATAAACCGTATTCCACCAGATAAATAACTTCCTAACCATTGGAATACTCGAGGTATGTAATTAAACGCTTTTGAAAAATTATCAAATATATGTCCGATATACCAAAATAAATATCTGAATAAATCACCAATCCACTCAAATACTCTGCCTATAACTTTGAAAAAATTAACCATTCGTTTGAATCCTTTTGTTACTTCATCAAAAACAGCGAACGTTTTTTTAAGATTTTCTCCTGCACGTTCAAATGTGCGTTTTGTATTTTCAATAGATGATCGAATTGCATTTCCTATAGGATCAGCTAGACCTTCGCGCACAGCTGTTTTTTTGCGACGTTTTACCAATTTCCCATCTTCTCGTTTAATACGGGTTTCTAAACCTTCTTGAATAGATTGAAAATATAAATTATATATTGAAAATCCTACTAAAATACAAATAATTAATATTATAATGGGAATGATATATGACTTTATCTTACTGTTCATCGTTATATATTATAGGCATTTTTTATTCATTTTTTCTACTAGTAGTAATAAATTACTAGTAGATTATTGGTTATTTTTATATATGACTGTGTGTTTTTCAGACGATTTATTTAGCAGATACGCAAACGTATTTATCGCTGCATGTATATCCTTTTTCACAGTCTTTATCCGAAGTACAAAGAGATTCGGATTCATCCGCACCTTCATGTGATTCATCACCGCTTTCAGGGGTTTCGTCAACGCCTTCTTGTTGTTCGCCAACATCTTCTTTATCTTCTTTTTTACCAGAGAACCCTTGCTTTTTACTCTTGTTTGTTACTCCCTCTTTTTTACTTTCTCCTTTTGGGTAATAAACCTCATCTTCTTTATCGTCTTTTTTACTTTCCATACCTTCCAATACAATAGTAGAACCAGATTTAACGACATTAGATACAACCAGAGAAATAACTAAAATAACAATCATATTTTTGCTAAAATAAGATGTCAAATATCCAACTAATATGAATACAGCTACGTGAATAAACTCGCCACTAAACATCCATATCAACAAATTGATAAAACAGACTATAAACGAGACATATAACACATATTTATTGTATAGCAAACTTTTATTTCCAGAAAGTTTTTCTGAATAATTTTGCAGAGCTTTATTGTATATTTTTTTTACAGTAGATGATGCAGACTTTTTCAATGCCATTATATACTATAGAAGGATAATAACATATTAATATTTCCTAAATACTTTGTCTATTATGCATTATTTTTTGGGAATTATTTACAGTGAATCATTTACGCTGAAGTATACCAACTGAATTGTTTTCATATTCATTTTCATCTGTGTAATTTGGCGGAATATCGCCACTATAAATATCCAATACTCCACTGTAAATATCCAATACTTCTTTAACTACTTCTTCTCTCTGTATATCCGTTTTATCAAACTCAAAACTTGATATACTAGATGACCTGCGACCTTTGAACTTGTTAAGAAAATCGTCCATACCATTTATTTGATTCGGGCGGTCGTTTTGTTCTAAATCCCCAGTTATAACCAATCTACTATTTTCGCCCAAACGCGTTAGCAACATTTTCATTTGTGATATAGTAGAGTTTTGCATTTCATCCGCCACAATCCATGCATTCTTGAATGTTCTCCCTCTCATAAATCCTAAAGGTGCTATCTCTATGATTTTTTCTTCCATCAATTCTTGGACTTCTCTAGGTGATAGAAATGTATATAACACATCATAAATCGGACGCACCCAAGGTGCCATTTTTTCCTCTAGTGTTCCCGGTAAAAATCCGAGTTCTTCATCTACGGTAACTGAAGGTCTCGTAAAAATGAGTTTTTCATATACACCTAGTAAAAAATATTTGACGCCGAACTCTGTTGCAAAAAGAGTTTTACCGGTTCCTGCTGGACCACTGGCAACAATAATTTTTCGATTCTTGTTTTTAAGTGTCTCAAAATATTGTTCTTGGTGCCTGTTTTTTGGTTGTGTAAACCGGCTTTCGAAGTTTGACTTCTCATTTGGAGATAGATATTGAATATTTTCGTATAATTTACGTTGTTTTCCAGAATGTTTTGGATCATATTCGGCTATATATTCATTTAACAACTCCTTCTCAGTCTGTTTTTTTGATTTACGACCGCGTCTTTTTGGTACAGGAGCAGTATTTGTTTCTAAAGGATTCATTTATACTATTTGGGGATTTTTATTTGTATTTTTACAAATACTATAAAAACATTATTTTGTGTGTTTGTTTTTGTGGGTTGTTATACAATTATGGTATGGTAATCGTAAATGTTTTTGGGATAATCAAAAAATAAGGCAACCTGGCCCGAAAATCAATATACAAATATTGCGGGTATTTTTTTGTGTTTTTGTGTTTTTGTGTTTTTTGTTATTTATTTTTATTATTTAGATAACTTAGTAGAATGAATGAGTTATAACACTCAATTTTATTCATTGGTTTATTCGATTTCTTCACCTTCTTCTAATTCATATTGACCCTTGGCAATCAACGCGTTGCGTTCTGCAATACTTTTACGAATAGCAATTTCTCTTGCAGCATCTTCTTCTTCCTCCACCAAGATAACAATATCGATCCAAGACATACCCTTAAATCGACTGACATAACTTATGTGTGATTCCTGACCCCGGGTTAAATAATTGTTAGACACAGTAGACATTTTTAAATAGTTTGAAAGGTTGGTTTTAAGCGTTTTGTATAATCAGTTTGTATTAAATATGCCATATATAGTTTATAAAAAAAGTATTTCAATTTTCTGTAAACCACCTTTGGTGGTTTACAGAAATCACCAATCCGAAAAGGTGCGTCTTTGACGCACCAGGTCGGAATTGCAATTTTCTGTGAACCGCCAATCCGACT